GAAGGAAACAGAAACTCATCTGTATTAACAACTGGTAATTTTCAATGGGTGAATGGAGTTAAAGACACTCAAGTTGTTTTCAACCCAGATCCTAATGGAAGATTTAAAGTAAGTTGGGTACCAGGAATTAAATTACAAAATAATGTAATATTAAAAAATGGAGTTAAACATCCAGGTAATGAACACATGGGAGCGTTTGGCTGTGACTCGTACGATATATCGGGAACAGTAGATAGCAAAGGATCGAAAGGTGCTTTACATGGATTAACTAAGTTCTCAATGGAAGATGCTCCAGCTAACACTTTCTTTTTAGAGTATATAGCTAGACCTCAAACAGCTGAAATATTTTTTGAAGACGTTTTAATGTCTTTAGTATTTTACGGTATGCCAATACTTGCAGAGAATAATAAACCAAGATTGTTATATTATTTAAGAAGAAGAGGTTATAGAGCTTTTAGTATGAACAGGCCAGATAAAGTGTGGAACAAATTATCAACAGCAGAAAAAGAAGTTGGTGGAATACCAAACTCTAGTGAAGATATAAAACAAGCTCATGCTGCTGCAATTGAAATGTACATCAACGACTACGTTGGTTTACTAGAAGATGGAACTTATGGTAGCATGTACTTTAATGAGACACTGAACGATTGGTCTAAGTTTGATATAAACAAAAGAACAAAGCATGATGCTTCAATTAGTACAGGTCTAGCAATAATGGCCTGCAATAGACATTTATACCGACCAAATCCGAAACAAAAGAAACAACCACTAAACCTTACTATATCTAGATATAACAATAAAGGATTTCAATCAACAATAATAAAAAAATAACATGGCGTATTCTGCATTAAGCTTTCCGTCTCAAGCGGTTAGTGATTTAGAAAAACTTAGCGAAGACTATGGAATTAAAGTTGCTAGAGCAATAAAACATGAATGGTTTGAAGGCATTACATCTAAATACAACAGTAATGAAAATCAATATCATAAATTAAGATTGTACGCGAGAGGTGAACAATCAGTACAGAAATATAAAAATGAATTATCTATAAACGGTGATTTATCATATCTAAACTTAGATTGGAAACCTGTTCCAATTATTCCTAAATTTGTGGATATAGTTGTAAATGGTATGGCACAAAGATCTTACGAGGTTAATTGTTTTTCACAAGATGACTATGGTATTAGCAAAAGAACAGAATACATGGAGTCTATGCTAAGAGATATAAGATCTAAAGAATATAACGATTTAGCACAACAACAATTTGGAGTTGATCTTTACGAAAACGATAAAGATACTTTACCAGATACAGAAGAAGAGCTTGCACTTCATATGCAACTTAACTATAAACAAGCGGTTGAGTTAGCTGAAGAGCAGGCTATAAATGTTTTATTAGAAAACAGTGATTACGATTTAGTAAGGAGAAGATGCTTATATGATTTAACTACTTTAGGTATAAGTGCTACAAAAACAAATTTTAATTGGTCTGATGGTGCTAAAGTAGAATACGTTGATCCTGCAAATTTAATATATTCTTATACTGAGTCACCATACTTTGATGATATATATTATGTTGGCGAAGTTAAAGATATACCTATAAACGAACTAGTAAAAGAATTTCCAGAATTAACTGAACAAGAAATAAAGGAAATAATAGATACTTCTGGTACTTCTTCTTACGATGACACTAGGTATAGAACTACTAGTGATAGAAATAAAATAGAAGTACTATACTTTAATTATAAAACTCATATGAACGATGTTTATAAATTAAAGACAGTTGCTAGTGGTGCAGAGAAGGTTATAGAAAAAGATGATACATTTAATCCACCTAAAAACAAAGACGGTGATTTTCAAAAACTTGAAAGAGTTGTTGAAACTATTTACGAAGGTGTATACTTAATAGGTTCTAATAAATTACTAAGATGGAAGATGATGGACAACATGATGAGATCAGATTCTAATTTTAGCAAAGTTAAAATGCCTTATCAAATAGTAGCGCCTAGAATGTATAGAAATAAAATAGAATCATTAGTTAGTAGAATAACAGGTTTTGCTGATATGATTCAATTAACTCATTTGAAGATACAGCAAGTTATGGCGCGCATGGTACCTGATGGTGTATACTTAGATGCTGATGGCTTAGCTGAAATAGATCTTGGTAATGGTACAAATTATAATCCACAAGAAGCGCTTAACATGTTCTTCCAAACTGGTAGTGTTATTGGTAGAAGTTTTACAGCTGATGGAGATATTAATCCAGGTAAAGTTCCAATACAACAAATAAGTAATGGAGTTAATAGCGGTAAGTTACAAAGTTTAATTACAACTTACAACTATTATCTACAGATGATTAGAGATACGACAGGTTTAAATGAAGCAAGAGACGGTAGTATGCCAGATAAAAACGCTTTAGTTGGAGTACAAAAACTTGCTGCTGCAAATTCTAATACAGCAACAAGGCACATATTACAATCAATGTTATATTTAACTGCTGAGACTGCTGAGTGTTTGTCGCTTAGAATATCTGATATAGTTGAGTACTCTCCAACAAAAGAAGCTTTCATAAAAGCTATAGGTGCTCATAATGTTGCTACATTAGAAGAATTAAAAGAATTACATTTGCACGACTTTGGTATATTTATAGAACTGATGCCAGATGAAGAAGAAAAAGCAATGTTAGAGAATAACATACAGGTTGCGCTTGGTCAAAAATTAATAGACTTAGATGATGCAATTGATTTACGAGGTGTAAGAAATATAAAACTTGCTAATCAATTGTTAAAAGTAAAAAGAAGAAAGAAACAAGAGAGAGATCAGATATTACAACAACAAAACATACAAGCTCAATCACAAGCTAATGCTCAGGCTCAACAAGTTGCAGCTCAAGCAGAAGTACAAAAGAATCAAGCTAAAGCACAAACTGATGCTCAACTTGAACAATCTAAAAATGAATTAAAGATACAGTATTTAGAAGAAGAAGCTAGAGTTAAAAAAGATTTAATGGCTTTTGAATTTGATTTAAATTCAAGATTAAAAAATCTTGATGGTGAAATACTTATGAAGAGAGATGAGAAAAAACAGGGTGAACCTCTTAAAAAGTTTGAGTCGTCAGGTAATGATATAGTTACGGGAGACGCCGCTATGGGTAGGTTTACTCCTTAATATTTAATATTTTATAAAATTTTATTATGGCAGAAGAATTAGAAGAAGTTACCGAAGAGGTGACTGAAGAAAACAATGAGCAACAAGTTGAAGAAGTTGTTCAAAAAACAGATGAATCAAAATTTGAAAGCGCTGGTAATCCAGATGTTATTAAAATAGATTTAAGTAACAAACCGCAAACTGAAAGCGAAGAGGTTGAGCAACAACCCGCTGAAGAAGAAGTGGTCGTAGTCAACGAGGAACCAAAAGTAGAAACAGAAGTTGAAGAAGAAAAACCTACGTTAGAAGAAGTAACAAATGAAGAACAAGAAGTTACTGAACTAGAAGAAGAGGTTGAAGAAGCAATAGAAGAAGCTGTAGCTACAGGTAAGCCACTACCAGAGAATATACAAAAGCTTGTAGATTTTATGGATGAAACAGGTGGTGATATAAGTGACTACGTAAATTTAAATAGAGACGTATCTAAAATGGATGACTCTGATGTATTAGACGAATACTACAGAGCAACCAAATCTCATTTAACAGCTGAAGAAAGAAGTTTCTTATTAGAAGAAACATTTGGTTATGATGAAGAAGTTGATGAAGCAAAAGAGATACGTAAAAAGAAAATAGCCCTCAAAGAGCAAGTTGCCGAGGCTAAAGCCTATTTAGACGGGCAAAAGTCTAAGTACTATGAAGAAATTAAAGCTGGAAGTAAACTCACTGGTGAGCAACAGAAAGCAATTGATTTCTTTAATAGATATAACAAAGAGAATGAAGAGCAGAAAAAGATTACTGAAGCTAGCGTAAATAAATTTAAACAAAGAACTGAAAGAGTTTTCAATAAAGATTTCAAAGGTTTTGATTATCAAGTTGGAGACAAAAGATTTCGGTTTAATATTAAAGATATTAACAAAGTAAAAGAAACACAGAGCGACATTAATAATTTTGTCAACAAGTTTGTTGGTGAAGATAAAACAACTATTGAAGACGCTACTGGTTATCATAAGTCTTTATTTACAGCAATGAATGCAGATGTTATAGCTAAGCACTTTTATGAGCAAGGCAAAGCAGATGCAATAAAAAATCAAGTTGCTAAAGATAAAAACATAAACACTAATCCAAGACAAACGCACGGTGAGGTTAATGCTGGGGGTATTAAAGTTAAAGTGCTAGGTGATTCTGCTAATGATTTCAAATTTAAAATTAGAAATAAAAAATAACAATTTAAAAAAAATATATTATGGCAATTACAAATCCCGGTGGTGGTTTGAATAGTGTGGCTGCGCCACAACAACAAGCGTTGGCTTCAAACTACATCGATTTCACAGACGGTTCAACCGGCTGGGAACAACAATACCTGCCTGACTTAATGGAAAAAGAAGCAGCGGTTTTCGGTAACAGAACAATCTCTGGATTTTTAAATCAAGTTGGCGCAGAAGAGGCTAGTGCATCTGATCAAGTTGTATGGTCTGAACAATCAAGATTACATTTATCTTACGTTGGTACGGTAGATACAACTGGTGATACAAATGGTACATTTGAAGTAACAACAGATATTGATGGTAATGCAATTACATCTACTCACGGTATTAGAGTTAATGATGTTGTATTAATCGCTCAAGCTGGTTTAACTGTTAAAGCTTTAGTTGTAGAAACTCCAGCTTCAGCTGTTGTTACTGTTGAGCCTTATGCTACAGCAGCTTTATCAACTTTAGCTAATGGAACAGCAACGTTATTAGTTATTGGTTCTCACTTTGGAAAAGGACAGTCTTACAGTGATATCACTGGTACAGCTGCTTCTTCTAAAAGAACTTCTTTACAACCTACATTTAAATCTTTCGGTAACAATATGTTACTTATGAAAGATTACTATGCTGTATCAGGATCTGATGCTTCTCAAATAGGTTGGGTTGAAGTTTCTGCTGAGGATGGAACTGGTGGGTACCTTTGGTACTTAAAGTCTGAAGGTGAAACTAGATCTCGATTTACTGATTACTTAGAAATGAGTATGCTAGAGGCTGAGAAAACAGCTGATCCATCTATCATTGGTTTTGCTGATGGTCAAATTAGAGGTGCTGCTGATGGTGGAGCTGGTGTTGGTACACAAGGTTTATTTGATGCTATTGAAGAAAGAGGTAATGTTACTTCTGGTATCACTGGTGTTAATGCTGCTACTGACTTAGCTGAATTTGACGCTATCTTAGCTGAATTTGATAATCAAGGAGCTATTGAAGAAAATATGATGTTTGTAAATAGAGCTACGTCTCTTGCAATTGACGACATGTTAGCTTCAATGAATTCTTATGGAGCAGGAGGTACTTCTTACGGAGTGTTTGATAACTCTGAAGATATGGCTTTAAATTTAGGTTTCTCAGGATTTAGAAGAGGTTCTTATGACTTCTACAAATCTGACTTTAGATACTTAAATGATAAGGCTACAAGAGGTGGAATTAACTCAAGAGCTACTAGCGCTGCTATTAGAGGAGTTATTATTCCAGCTGGTACTTCTTCAGTGTACGACCAATCGCTAGGATCAAATATGAAGAGACCATTCTTACATGTTAGATTTAGAGCTTCTGCAACTGAATCAAGAAGACTCAAAACTTGGGTTACTGGTTCTGTTGGAGCTACTTCATCTGCACTTGATGCAATGGAAATACATATGTTATCTGAAAGATGTTTAGTTACACAAGGTGCTAACAACTTCATGTTAATGAAGTAATACACTTTATTTATAAGGGCGGTCTAGTATCGCCCTTATATTTTTATTAATTATATTATATATTATATTATGGCAAACAAAAAGAAAACAACAACTAAAGTTGAAGAACCTATAGTTGAAGAAACGGTTGTTATGGAACAACCAAAGGTTGAAGTTCCTAAAGTAAAAAAAGAAACTAAACCTGAACCTAAAAAAGAAACTTGGGAAATAAAAGATAGACTATACCATTTAAAAGGAGAAAAGAAACCTTTATCTAGAATGATAAAGTCAGCTAATATATATTGGTTTGACGAAGACAAAGGATATGAAAGAGAAATTAAATATTGTGAGAATCAACAAACCTCGTTTGTAGATGAAATGAAAGGAGATCAAAGATTATCTCATATAGTATTTAGATCTGGATCGTTATTTGTTCCTAGAGAAAAAACTATTTTGCAAAAGTTTTTATCATTGTATCATCCACAAAGAGATGTTACATACTACGAGTATAAGCCAATTGCTAATGCTACTAATGAACTTGAAGTTATAGAACTAGAAATTGAAGCTTTAAATGCAGCTAAAGAATTAGATGTAGATATGGCTGAAGCAGTCATGAGAGTAGAGATTGGTTCTAAGGTAACAGAAATGAGTTCTAAAGAACTTAAAAGAGATTTACTTATATATGCTAAGAAAAATCCTAAACTATTCTTAGAATTAGTTAATGATGAAAATGTTATACTTAGAAACTTTGGTATTAGAGCTACAGAAATGAGGATAATAAAATTATCGTCAGATCAAAGAACATTCACTTGGGGTTCTAATGATAGAAAACTAATGACAGTTCCTTTTGATGAACATCCATATTCAGCTTTAGCTGCTTGGTTTAAAACCGATGAAGGTATGGAGATATATCAAAATATAGAAAAAAGATTAAATTAATAATCTTTTATACAATTAAAGATAGCCACTACTACAGTGGCTATTTTTATTTAGGGGCTAACCTTCCGCTTTATTATGTAACTATAAGTATAGTAAAATATATTATATTATGAGCGCATCAAAAGGTTTGGGGGATTCTATAGA